AGAGCAGTTGCAGGTACCGGAGATGACTCTTCAGTCGTAGTAGTTAGAAAAAAGAAAAAGAAAAAGTCCATGTTGTTTAATGTGGCACCAAAAGTATTTGATATGTTTAGAAGAGGTAAAGTCAAATATGAAAGATGGATTAAATATCTAAATCTAGAAGACGAAAGTCAAAAAAATATTTACGAGTTTGCTAAAAAGAATCCTACAGGTATAATCATTTTAAAAAATTCAGTTACTGGTGAAGTAAGAGCTATAAGATATAATAGACATGGTTCAGGTAATTGGCATAAGATTTCAAGATTTGTAGAAGACAAACCAATTCAAGAGGTTCCAGTTCCTCCGAGAGTAGAAAAAGATGCAGAGAAATTTGTACTAGACTTAAAAAAGAAAACTGCAGACTTCAAAAAAAGATACGGCGAAAGATATAAAGATGTTATGTATGCAACTGCTATGAAAATGGCAAAGAAAAAACATGGAATCGGTGAAGACAAAACTTACGGTGGTATCATACAAGACATAAAATCAAGTATTCAAAATATTAATACAAAATCTATGGACGAACAAATTGAACCTGTCATATATAAAGTGCCAGATTACTTTGTAACCGAAGATGTATTAGAACAATTAAGAAAAGAAAAGAAAGAAATTAAAACAAGTAAAGGTTCATTTAAAATAGAGGCAAATACATCTGCTGCTGTTTTAGGTGTTCACAAATTATTAAATTCTGAAAATCAAGAGAAAGTCAAAAGAATGTTAAATTACAGCCCACAGAGTTTTAGAACGGTTGTTAATTTTGCTTTTGGTGTAAAATAGATGAAAACATTTAAACAGTTTAAAGAACTGTATGGTTACGGTTCTCCAGATTTTTACAGACCTATTGCAGACATAGGTAACATGAAATCACCTTACAATAGACCACAGTACGGTATTAATGCTACTGCAAAAGGCGACGGTTTAGGAACGTACTTTCCTATGAATATCATGGCTAAAAAATTAAAAGATTTAAAAAAGAGGAATCCTATTGCGAAAGATTTGAGAAGTAATCCTCTATTCAAAAAACAAATAGTCAAACCTAAAAAGGGAAAAGGAAGTTACGATAGGAAAAAAACATGAAAGGTATAACAGAAAATTTTAGTTGGCGTAATGCCACAATATTTGCTAAAGCATCTACATATGCTTATCGAGAACTAAATGAATTTAAATTAGAATTTGGTTCAGGTGACGGAGCAGAAGTAAAATTTTATGATTCTAATGGAACACAAGCATACTCATGGATTGAAGGTAACAATCTTTGTTTTGTGTTTCGAGGAACAGAACCAACACAATGGTCAGATATAAAAGCAGACTTAAAATTTAGAAAAGTTAAATCAATGAATAATCCAGCTAAAGTACATAGAGGATTTTTTGATGCAGTAGACCAAGTGTATGGACAAATATTAGAAACAATTAGAACACACCCTAAACATAGACTTTGGTTTTGTGGACATAGTTTAGGTGCAGCTCTAGCAACTTTATGTGCAGGTAGAATTAATAGACCTGATATTGGATTATATACATACGGTTCACCTAGAGTCGTTACAAGAGAATATCCAAAATATATACATTTTAACCACAGGTATAGATTTAGAAACAATAATGATATTGTTACGAGAGTACCACCTGAGTGGTTAGGATTTCAACATATATCAGCACACGGTGGAAATTTTATCTACTTTGATAGTAGAGGTTTACCACATATGGGTTTCAAAAGAGGCTTTATGTTTAAAGAATGGTTTAAAGGTATGTGGAGAGGATTTTCAAGAGATAGAACTTGGGATAGTTTTTCTGACCATGATATCACTACATATTATCGTCTGTGCCGTGAGAAGATGGTAGAAGATGTTTCAGATTAAGATTATTTTAACTCTTATTGTTTTGTTAGGTGCAGGTGGTGGATATCTGTATGTGAACAAATTACAAAAAGATAATGCTATACTGAAAACAAATCAAGTAAAACTTGAATCTGCTATCGAAGAGAGTAGTCAGGTTATAGAACAACAAAAACAAGATTTTGAAAAAATACGAAATACTTTAAATACAATAGAAGAAGAAAATAAAAAATTACTAAAAGATAAAGAAGACTTGGCAAAGAGATTAGGTAAACATGATATTGGTAATTTAGCCGAAAACAAACCTGGTCTAGTTGAAAAGATTATTAACAATGCTTCTAAAAGTGCTCAACGATGTGTTGAAATAGCTAGTGGAAGTCCATTAACAGAGGAAGAATTAAATGGTACGCCTAATCGCGAGTGTCCTAGTTTTTGGCCTACTCCTTAACGGGTGTGCAGGACTAGCAGTCAAAGAAATATCTAACTACAAAATAGAAAAAAAAAGGGAACCTTTAGATTTACCTGCTCCCCTACCTTTGAGCCTGCAAGATGTCAATTGGATTATCATTACTAAAGACAATGCAGATGAAGTGTTTGAAAAAGTTAAAAGTAGTAGTGGTGATTATGCTCTCTTCGCTGTTACTGACGAGGGTTATGAAAAGTTAGCTTTAAACTTTGCTGAAATTAGAAATAAACTAGCAGAACAAAGACAAATAATTTTATCGTATAAGGAGTATTACGAAGGTGACGATAAGTAACGGAAACGGTGAAACAAGAAAAACAGTTAGAGAACTTACGAAAGATTTAGCCATAGTTCAAGCTGATTTAAAAGCCATGTCTGCAATTCACGGTAGACTAGATAAAGCTATTGAAAAATTAACAGATGTATCAGGTGATTTAAAATCTATGTTAGCTGTTCACGAAGAAAAGATTTCAAAGACTGAAAGTGCTGATGAGCAACTTGCAGATTTAATTGAGGTTCGAAGACAAGAAATATCTAATGATATAAAAGAACTTCACACAAGAATTAATAGTCAAAGTAAAGAACTACGAGAGGCAATACAGACTATTAACGATACTCTTGATAAAAGAGTAATGCCGTTAGAGAGGTGGCGATGGGTAATCCTAGGTGCGTTCGGACTCGCCGCTTTTCTAATTGGTAAGATGGAAGATAATTGGTTCAATTTTTAAGTATCTCAAAAACACATATCACCTGTTCATTTAATATATAATAAAATCATACGCGTTTTGACTAAATATTTCCGAAAGGAAATTGAAATGAGAAATGCTATTACAAAAATACTCGAATATATTGGCGATATGTTTCATCTTGGTGATACTGAATATCCTCCTATGGAGCGTTTTATCAGGTCCGAATACCCAAAACATGATTGGGAGTGGGCTAGGGAAAAACACGATGTTCCGTCAAAAATCGAATACAGACTACGATATCGACCAATTTTTAAACAAGATTAATCTTACTTGATTTTTTACTGATTGTGTGATATAATATACCATATTATGTCCACCATTGACCGTCAGTATATTTTATTATTATCTCCAAAGTTAGAACGATTTAAGAAGAAGTCGGAAGATTTGTTTAATTTTAGATGCCCACATTGTGGCGACTCTAAAACAAATAAGTCAAAGGCTAGGGGTTATGTGTATAGAGTAAAAAATGATTTATTCTATAAATGTCATAACTGTGGTATTGGTCAGTCATTAGGTAACTTAATAAAAAGTTTAGACCCATCTCTTTATAAAGAATATGTGATGGCTAGATATAAGACTAATGATACCAATACACCAAAGCCTGATTTTAAATTTAAACCTGTAAAGTTTGATGATAAAAAATTAAAAGAATTAAAAAAGTTTTCTGAACTAGAAAATCACCCATCCTATAAATTTTTATTAGATAGAAAAATACCGAGAGAACATTTTGAGAACTTATATTTGTGTGATAAGTTTATGAAGTGGACTAACTCTATTGTACCTAATAAGTTTCCTAATATTGTAAACGACCATCCTAGATTGATTATACCTTTTTTAGATGTTCATGGTAAAATGTTTGCTTATCAAGGTCGTTCTTTCGGTAAAGAAAATCCTAGATACTTCACGATAAAAATTGACACTAGAAAGAAAAGTGTATTTGGTTTAGATAGAGTAAATTTAAACGAACATATTTATATTGTTGAAGGTCCGTTAGATAGTTTGTTCCTCCCAAACAGTTTAGCAGTAGCAGGTTCGGACATGATGAGTATGTCTAAACAGAATACAACCATAGTATTCGATAATGAACCAAGAAATAAACAAATTGTTGATAAGATGTATAAAGTTATTGATGCTGGATTTAATATTTGTGTATGGCCAAAAAATATTTCTGAAAAAGATATAAACGATATGGTAATCTCTAGCAAATTGACTACCGTGGAAATTAAAACTATTATAGATAATAACACATATACTAAACTATCAGCATTACAAAAAGTCAACGATTGGAAACTTTGTTAGGAGGATTATATTGTCTGAAAATATAAATGTAAAAAAGAGAAACGGCAGAGGTATTGAACCTCTTAATATAGATAAAGTACACGAAATGGTTGGCCACGCATGTGAAGGCTTGTCAGGTGTTTCTGAATCACAAGTTGAGATACAAAGTGGAATACAATTTTATGATGGGATAACTACTGATGAGATACAACAAATATTAATCAATTCAGCAAATAATTTAATTACACTAGAGAATCCTAACTATCAATTTGTTGCATCAAGATTATTATTATTTGCATTAAGAAAACAATTATTTCATAAACTTTGGGACCATCCTACTTTTATGTTTCATGTGAAAAAATGTGTAGATAAAGGTGTTTATGACAAACAATTTTTAGATGATTATACACCTGCAGAGATTGATAAACTAAATTTAATGATAGACCATGAAAGAGATTATCTATTCACATATGCAGGGTTAAGACAAGTCATAGACAAATACCTTGTTCAAGATAGGTCAACAGGTGATATTTTTGAAACTCCACAATTTATGTATATGATGATTGCTGCAACATTGTTTAGAAACTATCCGAAAGAAACGAGGCTGACTTATGTTAAAAAATATTACAATGCGATTTCAAAACATCTTATCAACATACCGACGCCCGTTATGGCAGGTGTTCGGACTCCTCTTCGTCAGTTTGCTAGCTGTGTGTTGGTTGATTCTGATGATACTCTACCTAGTATTTTCTCTAGTGATATGGCCATTGGTCGCTATGTCGCTCAGAGGGCTGGAATTGGAATCAACGCGGGACGAATAAGAGGTATCAATTCTAGAATAAGAGGTGGTGAAGTTCAGCATACAGGTGTTATACCTTTTCTAAAAAAGTTTGAGGCAACTGTTAAGTGTTGTACTCAAAACGGTGTTCGTGGTGGTAGTGCAACAGTTCACTTTCCGATATGGCACCAAGAGATAGAAGATATTATAGTTTTAAAAAATAATAAAGGAACGGAGGACAACCGTGTTAGGAAACTCGATTACTCGATACAAATATCTGAACTATTTTATAAGCGGTTTATTAATAATGATGATATTACCCTTTTCAGTCCTCATGACGCTGTGGACCTTTATGGAGCTTTTGGTGGACCTGATTTCGACGCTCTATATGAAAAGTATGAAAAAGATAAAACAATTAAAAAGAAAAAAATAAAAGCACAAGATTTATTTACAGCAATCTTAAAAGAAAGAGCTGAAACAGGTAGAATTTATATAATGAATATAGACCATTGTAATACTCATAGTTCTTTCAAAGACCCGATTTATATGTCAAATCTTTGTCAAGAGATTACTTTACCAACGGTTCCATTACAACACATAGATGGTGGTGGTGAGATTGCTCTATGCATACTTTCTGCAATAAACTTAGGTAATATTAAATACATAGATGATTTAGAGAGTTTATGTGATTTAACTGTTAGAGCACTAGATGAAATAATAGACTATCAAAAATATCCTGTATTAGCTGCAGAACAATCTACAAAGACTAGAAGAAGTTTAGGTATTGGTTATATTGGTCTAGCACATTACTTAGCTAAATGTAAAGTAAAGTATGATGATAAAGATGCCTATAAAATTATAGATGAAACCACAGAAGCTTTTCAATATTATTTACTTAAAGCTAGTAATGAATTAGCTAAAGAAAAAGGTAAATGTGTGTTATTTCATAGAACAAAATATGCTGATGGAATTCTTCCGATTGATACATATAAAAAAGATGTAGATGATATCGTAAAACGAAAACTATCTTATGATTGGGAAAAGTTAAGAAAAGATATCAAAACATTTGGTTTAAGACACAGCACTTTGTCTGCACAGATGCCGTCAGAAAGTAGTTCGATAGTATCTAATGCAACAAATGGTATTGAACCACCAAGAGATTACTTATCAGTTAAGAAATCTAAAAAGGGTCCTTTGAAACAAATAGTTCCGGGTTTCCCTTACTTGAAAAATAATTATACTTTGTTATGGGATAAACAAACAAAAGAGGGTTATATAAAT